GAAGTGGCCCGGGCGCTGGGTGTTACGCACATGACGGTAAGCCGGGCGCTGGAAAGGATGGATTGGAGCGCAGACGCGAAAGGATGGAAATAGAAAAAATTATTGTTGCTGCTACTGGTTTGGGTTACTTGGTTGTAGGTCTGGCCCAATACTTTAAAGGCTCAACTTCTAATGCTTTGATTTGGTTAGGTTACAGCGCAGCACAAATTGGTCTTTGGATGAATCTTAAATGAAAGAATACGACCCAAATGATGCGATTGACTTCATATTCAAAACAGCGCCATCGTATGCTCAAGCAAAGGGGCGGTTGGCGGAACTTGAAACTTTTAAAAGTTCTCTTAAGGCGATTAAAATGGCACAAACAGACGAACAAAGTTTGGGCGCTCAAGAACGAGAAGCTTATAGAAGCCAAGACTACCAAGATTTATGCAAAGCTATTGGCGCAGCTACAGAACAAACAGAAGCGCTTAAATGGCAATTAGAAGCCGCAAAAATGAGATTTGAAGCTTGGCGTACAGAACAAGCTAACAACCGTAATATTGAAAGACTGACTAAATGAGTGATTACTCTGAAAACTACCTTAAAATTCAACGACTATTAAAGTCTTATCACAATGCTACGCTTAAATGGGATTATGAAAAAGCCACAAAAATAGCCCATGAATTAGCAGATGAAACTATTAGATTAGAAATAGCTAGTGTTCGTGCATTAAAAGATCAATGGCTTAAGTAATGGCTTATAAACCATTTAATCAGTTATTGCATGATGCCTGTGATCCACCAGCTAGAATGGCTGTATCCGAATGGATACAAATGAAATGGGGTGGAAAATGTATAGAAAACCCTAATAAATATGCAGTTGATTTAATTGTGCATAAAAATAACAAAAAAGTTGCTTATGCAGAAGTAGAAGTCAGAAATTGGGGTCAAAAGTTTTGCCCTTATGACACGATCCATATAGCCCAGCGAAAAGAAAAGTTATTTAACAATGATTTAAAAACTCTTATGTTTGTTGTTACACATGACTTTCAACACGCTTATTGGACTACGGCAGATAAAGTAAAAGCTGCACCATTAATGGAGATACCTAATAAAGCTGTGGCAAAAGACGAATGGTTCTATGATGTACCAATGGATCAATGGAAGCTGGTAGATTTAACAGAACCTTTTTAATGACTAAAGATGAAAAGAACGCTCTCAATAAGATTGCAGAACTCGGATGTATTTTATGCTCCGAAATCCTTGGGTTTGAAGGCACTCCGGCAGAACTCCATCATGTGCGTAGGTATGGAGCTAAACGGTCTACATCCCCTATCTTGCCATTATGTCCAGAACCCCATAGGCTCGGAAATGATAGCTTTCACAGATTGGGTATCAACGGTTTTGAAAATAAATGGGGAGTTAGTTGCGAGAGGCTCTTGGAGCGAGTCCACCAGAAACTTGGAAAAGCAATTGAAGAATGACTAAAGTTCTAATGGATCAAAACCTAATTCAGACGAAATACGGAGCGCTCTATTACGAAACTCCTTATCATGGTGTGTCCATTTTAACGTCTTGTGCCTACTCATGTGTATGCACTCATGGCAAAGAACTCGAATTACCGTGTCAAGATGACCGCAACGAGCAGCAGAAATAGTAATAGTATGTTCATGCTTATCTCCATCATCATATAAGTATGTTCCCATCACTTGTGGATCTTTGTCTACAATAAAATGTACTTGCTCTGGCAATGGCATAATCCAACGGTCAAACGGTTTCATACAGTAAATAGCGCTGTACAAATTGCGTAGGATTGCTGGGGTAAGCTTCATTAGTAATGTATTAATTTGCCACGAAAATCTACAAGCCCTTTGCTTTCGTCAAATACTCTTATTAATTCAGGCTGTAATAAATGGCCCTGCTCATAAGTCATTAATGCAAATCCACTTGTCCAATCTGTTGGTGAATCTTCGGTATAGTGTACAAATTGCTCGCCCCTAGGATCTGCTAAACAACCAGTTTGCACACCCCAACGACCATGAGCGTTATAGTCATTATATTGAATAGCGCTTAAATGATGGGTATGACCGCTAATGACATGAGTACCGGCAGCTAATGTATTGTTTCTGCCGCCTGACCAAGAGCCTTTCCATTTATGCCTAAAAACGGTATTCATAGTGCCAGAATTTTCAACCCAATATGTCCAACATCCTTTCCACATAGGAAAATGATCTTTAAGGGTAAACCCTTGAACACCTTGATATGAATGTGCGCCACCGTTAGATAAAAATGTTTCGAATCTAGCATCATGGTTGCCAAGAGTCCAAATCAATTCAGCGCCCTTAGATACAGCCTCAATGCCAGCCATCATCTCTTGACAGCACTCTAATTCTTCTTTAACTGTAGGGGTGTTAGACCAACCAATTCTAGGGTGTCTGCTTGCCTGACTGCCGTCAAAAGCATCTCCTATGCAAACCACAACCTTGGGTTTAAATTCTTTAATGGTTTCTAATAAAGCTTTATAAGCAGTTGTATAAGATACATCGGGCCAAAAATGGCAATCTCCAAACGCTTCAATATGACCTTTTTGTAGTTCTGTACCACGTCTAGCGTGTCCGGCAGTTTCAAATATCTTTTTGGTTTGATCTAGTCGCTGATCGTTAAAAGCTGTTAATGAAATATTGAGTCTTTGTTCAATTGATCTTCTTCTGTTGTAGACTGCTCTTTCAGACATACCGTGTTTTTGAGCAAATTTAAGGGCTGAACCAATATTATTCCATTCAGCTATAAACTGGTCATCTGTCAAATAATATTTGTCCACTAAGAACCCCTATAATCTATAAGTAACTGAATACTAACCTAAAATATGGCATACGCTAAAAAAGTTGATAAAAATCAAGCAGATGTTGTTAAAGCACTACGAGATTATGGTGCTGACGTATATCTGTTACACATGGTCGGTGGAGGAATCCCTGATTTAATGATTTGCTTTAATGACCAGACTATTTTAATTGAAGTCAAAGACGGAGAAGATAAAAAGCTCACTCCGCAACAAATTACTCTATTTGCTGGTTGGAAAGGTGGCCCATTACATAGGGTAAATTCCGTGCAAGAAGCCATAGAAGTGCTAAAATTGTACGAAACGGAGTCTTTATGAATGAAACTCAAAATGTCGCTATGTTTGCCGCTACTTTATTGCATAGCAGCACTAATACTCACTTTTTCCATTGGTCTAGTGATTCTTATTCACAACATAAAGCATTAGGCAAATACTACGAAGAAATTATTGAGCTTGTAGATGACTATGTAGAAGCTTACATGGGTTGTTACGAGCAAATTAAGTCTTTTCCTAGCGTATATCATTTACCAAAAGATCCTCTTAAATACCTAGAATCATTAAAAAGCTTTGTAAACGAAGCTAATTCAGATTTACCAAAAGATCAAGAATTGGTCAATATTGTTGCCGAAATTCAACAATTAATTGACTCTACCATCTACAAACTTAAATACCTCAAGTAAGGAAACATCATGCCAATGGATAAAAGCGGTAGCGCACAATCGGTAGGTAAAAATTACAAAACTGAAGTCGCTGCTGGGAAGCCTAAAAAGCAAGCTATTGCTATAGCATTAAGCGAAGAACGCAGTCACGCAAAAGGCAAGCGTAAAGCTAAGTTAGAAGAAGCTTATGGCAAATATGTGGAAGAAAACAAATGAAAGCCCATTCTTATAAAAAAGAAGATGCTATGTTGCGCCCCCACAAGGAATCAACGCTAGAAAAACAACAGGCTAAACGTCAGAATCAAAAGAAACCACCTGAAGAAACTGTGGATAGCAAGTATGACGTAATAGACAAGAAGATCAATCAAAGACTAAAGCGTAAACAAGCATTAGCTGATGCTATGAACAAGATCCACGATCCAGACATTGCTTAATAATTTGTAGTATTATAAAAGCCTTATAAATCAATTACTTGAGTTTATATGACTAATAAAGTAGACGAAACTAGAAAAAAGACAGGTGGTCGTAAGGCTGGAGTGCCTAATAAGGTCACTCAAGAGGCTCGTGAGGCTGTTAAATCCTTACTTGATGCCAACCTACCTTATCTTCAAGCGTGGCTACAAACGACTGCTGATGGGGTCTTTGACGATCAGTCAGGAAAGTGGATAGTTCCACCCAATCCAGGTAAAGCTTGTGACATTGTTCAAAACATGGTTGAGTACGCTGTTCCTAAACTTGCAAGGACTGAAGTTGTAGGGGATGAGAAAGCACCTCAAAGAATGGTAATCAGTTGGAAGAAGTAAACATTGAGCTTGATTACAAGCCAAGGGATGTATTCTTAGATTTCCATGAAAGATCAGAGCGCTGGGCAGTTATCGTAGCCCATAGACGCTGTGGCAAGACCGTCAGTTGTATCAATGAATTGATATACAAAGCCCTAATTGAGGGCAAAGATGACGCAAGATACGCTTATATTGCACCGTATTACAGCCAAGCTAAGAATGTGGCATGGGACTACTTGCTAAGATTTAGCCATCCAGTATTGGCAAAGGCCAATCAATCAGAACTATGGGTGGAATTAATAAATGGCGCAAGGATTAGGTTGTTTGGGGCTGATAATGCTGACGCTTTAAGTGGCTTATACCTTGATGGGGTTGTTCTAGATGAGTATGCAGATATGCGCCCTCGTATTTGGGGTGAGATTATTCGCCCTTTGTTGGCAGACAGACGTGGATGGGCAGTATTTATTGGAACGCCTAAAGGTCACAATGCTTTCTGGGATGTCTATAGCGCAGCCACCAAGGATGACTCTTGGTATGTAAAGACGCTTAGAGCAGATCAAACTGACCTCATTGGTGATGAAGAGTTGGCAGACGCTAGAAAGGCTATGACTCCGGATCAGTATGAGCAAGAGTTTTTATGCTCCTTTGAAGCTGCTATCTTAGGCGCTTATTATGGTCAAGAAATGAGGGCTTTGACTGATAGCAATAGGATCACGCCCATTGAGTATGATCCTCAATTCCCCTTAGAATCTGCATGGGACTTGGGTTATAGCGATGACACAACCATTTGGACTTACCAGGTAGTGCATGGTGAGGTTAGATTCCTTGATTACCATTCAAGTAATGGCAAAAGCATACCGTTTTATACAGCGTATATTGCCCAAAAAGAACAAGAATATGGAGCTAAATATAGGACACATTGGCTGCCTCATGACGCTAGAGCAAAAACATTAGCATCTGGCGGAAAGTCAATAATTGAACAACTTTCTAGTAAAATTGATATAATTTCCATGAAAATAGTGCCAAGTTTGTCACTTCAAGACGGAATTCAAGCAACTCGCATGATGTTGTTAAGAACCTGGTTTGATCCAAAGTGCGAAGAAGGCATTGAATGTATTAGGCAGTATCAGCGTGAGTATGACGAAGATAAGAAGATATTTAGGGACAAGCCAAGACATGATTGGGCTAGTCACGGATCTGACGCTCTGCGTATGGCTGCGATAGCATGGAAACAAGAAACAAAAGCTGCTCCCAAGGATAACTCTATCAGGGGCATTAGTGTAGGGCATAATGATGCAACTTTGAACGATCTGTGGGCTTCAACCCCTAGGCCGTCAATCAGGAGAATTTGATGGATAGAGATGACGGTATTCACCATTCATACCAAGATTGGTATAACACCATTAAAGCGTATGAACGTGCCTTTAAGCGTTGGGAAAGCCGGTCAGATAAGATAGTAAAGCGTTACCGTGATGACGCTAAGAATCAAAACAATCCTAATGCACGTTTTAATATCCTATTTTCTAACGTACAAACCATTCAGCCAGCAGTATTTGCAAGACTGCCACAACCAGACGTAAGCCGTAGATTCCGTGACACAGATCCTGTAGGGCGTGTTGCGTCAATGATGCTAGAACGTGCCTTAGAGTTTGAGATTGAGCATTACGGTGATTACCTAGCATCCATGAAGAATAGCGTGTTAGATCGTTTATTAGGTGGGCGTGGTACTGCTTGGGTACGTTACGAGCCACATATTGTTGCAGAACAAGTTGGTGAGCCTGATGATGGCTTGCAAGTGACTGAAGATGTAGACGAATCAGAAACACCTGGCGGCATGGAAGCCGAAGATCAAGAGCGTATTGAGTATGAGTGCGCTCCTATTGATTATGTTCATTGGCGTGATTTTGGTCATACCGTAGCTAGAACATGGGAAGAAGTAACTGCTGTATGGCGTAAGGTTTACATGAATCGCCCAGCATTGGTTGAGCGTTTTGGTGAGCAATTAGGCTATGAGATCCCATTAGATACAAGACCAGAAGAAAACCGTAGATCAGAGAAGATGGCTGAAGGCGCTTTCCAAGCTTGTATTTATGAGATTTGGGACAAAGAAACAGGCAAAGTATGTTGGATGTCTATGTCATTAGGCAAAATGCTTGATGAACGTGATGATCCATTGGAACTTGAGAACTTTTGGCCCTGCCCTAAACCTCTATATTCCAACCTTACTACTGATAATTTAGAGCCAATCCCTGATTACACGATGTATCAGGATCAAGCTAAAGAGCTAGACACCCTTGCAGACCGTATTGATGGACTAATTAACGCCCTTAAAGTGCGTGGTGTATATGATGCGTCAGTATCTGAGCTACAACGTCTATTTAGTGAGGGCGAGAACAATGCTCTTATCCCTGTTAAGAACTATATGGCTTTTGCTGAGAAGCAAGGCTTTAAGGGAACTATTGATTTAATAGATATAACGCCTTTTGCTACTGCTTTGATGACTTGTTATCAAGCAATGGACAATGTTAAGAACCAAATCTATGAAATCATGGGAATTGCCGACATTCAAAGGGGTCAAACTGATCCTAATGAAACTCTAGGCGCTCAGATTATCAAGTCAAACAACGCTGCTGGTCGCTTAAAGACCATGCAACATGACGTTGTAAACTATGCAACCCAACTTTTAAGCCTAAAAGCGCAGATTATTTGCAAGCATTTTACCGATGACACCATTGTTAAGATTTCTGGCGCTATGCAAATGTCAGACGCTGACAAACAGCTTATTCCACAAGCTTTAGAACTGCTTAAAGATGAGGCTACTAAGAATTTCCGTATTGAAGTTAGTTCTGATTCAATGATTTTCCAAGATGAGGAAGCTGAAAAGCAGAATCGTCTAGCTTTCTTGGGTGCAGTAAGCTCATTTATCAACCAATCGTTGCCTGTTGCTCAATCAGCGCCTGAATTAACCCCATTATTGATGGAAATGCTCAAGTTTGGCGTTACAGCCTTTAAAGCTGGTAAGCAAATGGAAGGTCTTATTGACGAAACAGCCGATAGATTCCGTGAACAAGCTAAACAAGCTGAAGGTCAGCCTAAACCACCTCCAATTGAAATCCAAAAAGCTCAAATGGATGCACAATCTAAGCAAGCTGAGATTAAAGCTCATGCAGACTTTGAAATGCAGAAGCTTCAGGCTGAAATGCAAGCTGAAACCCACAAACAAGAGATGCAAGCCCAAGAAAGTCAGTTACGCAACCAGCTTGAACATGAACGTGCTATGTCTGAAAGCCAAGCACAAATGGAACTTGAGAAGCTTAAGCTTGATGCTCAAACCAACAAGGATTTGCTGGTGACTTACCTCAATAATGCAGCTAAAATAGAAACTACCCGAATTTCTGCTGGATTAGATACTGGTGAGATGGCCTACGCAGATAACGTACAACAAGCAAGTATTTTGCAAGACTCTTTAGGATATTCAGATATGAAGAATCACCCATTGCAACCAGCTATTGAAAATATGCAAATGACTAATCAGCAAATGACTGAATTGCTTGCTATGTTGCTTGATAAACTTAATAAACCCAAGACCGTGATTCGTGATGAAAACGGTAAAATTGTCGGAGTTCACTAATGGCATCTAATCTTAAATACTCAAACGGTACTCGTGATGCCCAGCAAAACGGTCTAATCACCTATGCTGGCTCTGCTGCCATTATTAAACTATATGACGGTACACAACCAGCTAATGCTAATACTGCGGTTTCTACCCAGGTATTGTTAGTTTCCTTGAATATCTCAGGAACATTTGGTACAGACTCTAACGGTACGATTACTTTAAGTTCTGTAACTAACGGTACAGCAGTAGCAACTGGCACAGCAGCTTGGTTCAGAATTACTAAATCAGATGGTACAACCGTAGTAATGGATGGATCTGTAGGTACAGCAAGTGCAGATATGATCCTAAACAATACAAGCATTGCTTCAGGTCAAACTGTCAGCATTTCTAGCGGTACGATTATTAGAGCTAACCAATAAGGTTAAATTATGGCATTAGTCCTTAAAGACCGAGTACAGGAAACGACTACTACCACAGGTACAGGCACACTTACGTTAGGTGGCGCTGTAACTGGGTATCAGTCCTTTTCTGCGATTGGTAATGCTAATACAACTTACTATGCAATCTATGCTTCTGGCGGATCACAATGGGAAGTAGGAATTGGTACATATACGGCATCAGGGACAACCCTAAGTCGTGATACCGTATTGTCATCCAGTAATAGTGGTTCACTAGTCAGTTTTAGCGCTGGCACAAAGAACGTATGGTGCGACTATCCTGCTGGTAAAGCTGGTTATATTGATACTAATAACACATTAAATGCGCCTGTTTTAGCTACTTCAAGCTATACAAGCACAACGCCAACATTGAGTTTTAATGGATCAAATACTGATCTAGCATTAGGCGCTACAGTTTCAGGTTCTTATCTGCAAACAATTATGCAGAATAAAAGTGGAACGGCTGGAGCTTCTACAAACTATGTATTGAGCAATGATTTAGGTACTGATTCAACCTATTACGGTGAGTTTGGTATGAACTCATCAGTATTTAGTTCAGGCACACCTGCTGATTTCTTTAGTTTAAATAATGGTATTTATTATTCAGGACATGACGGTGACATTACTGTTGGTTCTGGCAACGGTAAAAAGACCTTTTTAGCTTGGGGTACAGCAGGCCAATCAGCCCACGTTATTAACGCTACAGGCTCTATTGGTCTTAATACTGATATTACTGGTGCTACAAACTATGGTACTTCTGGTCAAGTATTAACTTCTGCTGGATCTTCTGCAACTCCTACTTGGACTACGCCTGCTGCTGGTACTGTTACTAGCGTTACCGGCACAGCCCCTGTTGTTAGTTCTGGCGGAACAACCCCAGCTATTAGCATGGCAGCCGCAACAACATCTGTAAGTGGTTATTTAACTAGCACAGATTGGAATACATTTAACAATAAAACCACATTACCAAGCCAAACAGGTAATGCCAATAAGTTCTTAAAGACTGATGGAACAAGCCCATCTTGGTCTACTTTGCCTACCGTTTTGTATGTTCTTTTAAATAGCGGTTCTACTACTAGCGTTCCTGTAGGAAATGGTTATTTAGGCGTACTTTTAAATAGTGGAACAACCACTAATGTTCCGATTTCTTAAGGATTAAATTATGACTGCTCGTTTACCACTAGTTATCGCTGGTACTACCATTGAAGAAATCCAGACAGGTGATATGTACAACTTGGCTGCTGGTAGTGGCCTTCCGCTAACTACAGGCGTAACAGGAACTTTGCCAGTAGTTAACGGTGGAACAGGTATAACAAGCCTAGGAACAGGCGTAGCCACATGGTTAGGAACACCTAGTTCTGCTAACTTAGCTACTGCAATGACAGACGAAACAGGCTCTGGATCACTAGTATTTGGCACAAGTCCTACAATTGGTACTGCTGCACTTACAAACCCTACAGTTACAAACTATGTAGAAACCCTATATTCAGTAACAGGCTCTGCTACTTTGGCCCTAACTAATGGTACTGTGCAAAAAGTCACAACAAGTGGCTCAACAACCATTACTTTGCCATCTTCTGTATCAGGTAAATCATTTACTGTGATTGTTAGCTACGCAGCAGCAGATTCAATCACTTGGGCAGGTGGTTCTACGTTAAAATGGGCAGGTGGAACAACACCTACACCAACATCCGCAACAGGTAAGATTGACATTTTCAACTTCTACCAAGATGGTACAAATACCTACGGTAGTATCTTTGGACAAAACTACTAATGTTTAGCTCTGCAACGAAGTCTGCTGCTCAAGGTGGCGGTTATAACGTAACCAAATCATTAAGATTTAGAGCTAGTGCTTCAGCCTATTTAAGTAAGTCGTATTCTGGTGGCGCTGGTAGCACAACTACTTTTACTATTAGTTGTTGGGTTAAACGTGGCCAATTAAATGCCACAAATGGAACACAATATTTGTTTGCAGCAGGTTCAGGCGCTAACACTTCTATTGGTTACGGATTAGGAACTGTTTTAGATACTCTTTCAGGAAATCTAAGAGGAACAGGCGGCACAAACTATTTTTACGAAACAAATGCTGTTTTTCGTGATCCTTCAGCTTGGTATCATGTTGTTTTTGCTATAGATACAACTCAAGCAACTTCAACAAATAGAATGAAATTGTATGTAAATGGTGTTTTGCAAACATTATTAGTTGCCAACTATCCGCCACAAAATCAAGCATTGCTTGATACAGGCACAAGATATATTGCTTCTGAAGTAAGTAGATATTATTTTGATGGCTACATTACAGAACAATATTTTATTGATGGTCAGCAATTAACAGCATCTAGTTTTGGTTCTACAAACGCTACAACAGGCGTATGGCAACCAGCAAAATACACAGGTACATACGGTACTAATGGTTATTATTTACCATTTACAAACACTACTAGCACTACTACATTAGGCTACGATAGCTCTGGCAATAGCAATAACTGGACTACCAATAACATCAGTTTAACTGCTGGATCAACATACGATTCAATGAATGATGTGCCTACATTGACTAGCGCAACGGTGGCTAATTATTGCACATTAAATCCTCTTTATTCATCACTTCCTAATGCAACCGTAACTAACGGTAATTTGCAAATTAATTCAACAACTTCTAGCGATAATAGAATTCATGGAACTATATCTGTTACATCTGGAAAATGGTATTACGAAACAGGAATAACATCAACAGGTGGAACGCCATTTTATTATTATGTTGGATGGGCAAAAGCTTTTAACCCTACATCATCTACTTATAATAATCTTTATTGGACTTCTTATGAATGGGGTAGTGATGGAGCTAGATTTTCAACATTAAATGGAAGTAGTTCATCAGCTTCTGGATCAACATTTACTACAGGAGATGTTCTTGGTATTGCGTTTGATGCTGATGCTGGAACAATTACTTGTTATAAAAATGGCACAAGTTTAGGTGTATATTTTACAGGTATAACTGTTGATGCACCTTTTAGACCAGATGTATATACAAACAATGCGTCTGCTTTTTTAAATTTTGGTCAGCGCCCATTTACATACACACCACCATCAGGATATGTAGCATTAAATACTTATAATTTGCCTACATCTACTATTGTCAAAGGCAATAAGTATATGGATGCTACTTTGTTTACTTCAAATGGTGGAGTTCAAACAGTAACAAATGCTGGAGGATTTAAACCAGATTTAATATGGAGTAAATCTAGAAGCACTACTGATGGAAATGATTTAAATGATTCTGTTAGAGGAGCTTCTAAATATTTAGTTTCATTTAGTGCAGCAGCCGAAGCTACTGATGCAAACTTCATTACAGCGTTCAATTCAAATGGATTTTCAATAGGTACATCAAACTATTCAAACGGCCAAAGTGTTGTAGGTTGGCAATGGCAAGCTGGAGCAGGATCATCTTCTTCTAATACAAATGGTTCTATTACATCTACAGTAAGCGTTAATCCTACTGCTGGGTTTAGTGTTGTTACTTATACTGGCACAGGTGTAGTTGGTGGAACGGTTGGTCATGGATTAGGCGCTGCACCTTCTTTAATTATTGCAAAATCAAGAACTGTTGCAACAGATTGGATTGTTTACCATAGCGTTTTGGGAATAAATCAATATTTATTGTTAGATTCAACAACAGCAGCAGGTTCATTATCAGGAAGTTGGGGGTCATCAAATCCAACCAGCTCTGTATTTGGGGTATTAGCAAATGCTACTGCTGGAAATAACTATTTAGCATCTCCTACAGTTGCTTATTGCTGGGCGCCTGTACCAGGATTCTCTGCATTTGGTAGTTATACAGGCAATGGTTCTACTGATGGCCCATTTATATACACAGGGTTTAGACCTAAGTTTTGGATGGCAAAAAGGACAGATGTTGGCGCACCATGGCTTATTTATGATTCTGCAAGAAATACATCCAATGTGGTAAATAACTATTTAATACCTAATGCTTCTGATGCTGAAGCAAGTGGATCATCACCAAACGATGTAAATGATTTTTTATCAAACGGATTTAAATTAAGATGTTCTAACGCAGGAGAAAATGCTTCTGGTGGTACATTTATTTATATGGCATTTGCAGAAAACCCATTCAAAAACGCTTTAGCTCGATAGGAAAAAATCATGTTTGCACAAGTAATTAACGGTATTATTATTCAGCTAATTGCTGCTGGTTCAGAGTTTACTTATGAAGATGTTACATATCCTTCTAACTGGATTCAGCTTGCTACGCCTGAAGAAAAAGCTCAATTAGGTATTGTTGATGTAGTTTATGGTACAGCTTTAAACGACCAATACTATTGGGTTAGCGCAGATGCTCCTGTATATAACGAACAAACTAATCAAGTAGATATTAACTTTACTTGCACAGCTAAAGACCTGCCTGGCGTTCAATCTACAGCTACAAGCCAAGTAAATTCACAGGCTTACAGCACTTTATTGCCTAGCGATTGGATGGTAGTTCAGCAAATTGAAAATGGTACACAAGTACCTGCTGAATGGAACGCATGGAGGCAGTCTGTACGCAATACTACAAAAACTGCTGTAGATGCTATTGCTGCTGCAACTAACGTAGATCAAGTTGCTTTGGCTGTAGATAACTGTAAGTTTTTACCTGATCCAAACGCTCCTACTCAAGAATAATGTTAGGGTTTAACCCATTATCGTCAGCGCCAATATCAGACCTTGGCGCATTAGAGGTCATTACTGGGTATATATCCACTACTGATTCTAATGATACGGCTACGCTTAATGCAACTGCATTGCAGCCTACAGGTACTATAAGCGCAACTGACGGTACGGATACTGCCATTATTACGGCAGCAGACATTGTTTCAGGAAATATATCAGCTACAGACGGCACAGATACAGCCACTATTAACGGCATAGTAACTGCTGGAACTATTACAGGCGATATAAACGCTACAGATGGTAACGATACAGCTAATTTACAAGGCGTAGTAACAAGTGGTGCAGATACCCATGATGCTATAACTGCTGACGAATATCGTAGAGCTAAAGCCCTTGATAAACGCATACATAAGGCAGAACAAAAGCGTATTGCTGCTGTTAAAGCCCAGGCTGCTAGACGTAGACAGCGCTTTATTGACTCGTTATACCCAGATCAAAAAGCCCCTGATTCATTTTATGATCCTCAAAACTTTGACGAACAAGGCAATTTTGTTGCACCGCAAATACTTGATAAAGCACAAAAAGCCAAGATTAAAGTCATCAAGAAAAAGATTCTTAGCGAAGCTGACCAAGCGGCTATCTATGAGCGTGAAATTGAAAAACTACGCCAAGAACAGCAATTAATAATTCAATCCATTGAAGCAAAAGTTAGACTTGCTAATTTGCAAATGCAATTGGCAATTATTGAAGCCCAGCGATTAGCTGAATTAGACGATGAGGAAGCACTATTAGCACTCCTATAAACCCACACGCAGAATATAAAAGAGCCTACGAGCATCTACACGCTGGTCGTTATGATGCAGGTTTTAGATTATTTGAATACCGGTGGCACAAAGAAGTTCTTGCCAATCAAATAACACCTTATACCCAAAAACCTCCAAAGCCTGCTGTATGGCGTGGTGAATCTCTTTTAGATAAATCTATTGTTATTCAGATGGAACAAGGATTTGGCGACATATTTATGTTTGCTAGGTTCTTGCCATTCCTAAAGGTTATGGGCGCTAAAAAGGTAGTCTTATTGACTCAAGGCTCATTACTAGGTGTTTTAGGGCAATTTGAATGTATAGATGTATTGACTAACCAACCAGAATGTCCTGATGTAACTGAATGTGACTACTGGATTGGCAATATGAGCCTTCCTTACTATATTGCTTGTGCCACGCCCTATGCAAAATCATTGTTTCCAATAACCACTAAAAAGATAGTTGGTTCAGAAGGCTATATGTATGCAAAACCTTCTAATATTGAACCAAAAATAGGGGTAAATTGGGCTGCTAGTCGCAACATCCTTTTCCATATTAAGTCTATTCCTGACCACAAAATGTATGAACTTGTAGGTGATAATTGTTATTCTTTATCACCTGAACACAATGGCTTTTTCCATCCTTTGCCTGATGATGGCTGGAAAACAGATTGGAGAATCACAGCAAGCCACATGAAGGCTATGAAGGGCATAGTGACAGTAGATACAGGAACGGCTCATTTAGCAGGCGCATTGGGCGTTAAAACCATTGTATTGTTGCCAAAAGAGGAATACATTTGTTGGCGTTGGAAAAATGGTAGCTGGTATGATTCAGTTGTTGCATTGCGTCAAGAAGAATATGATCGTGTACCAGAATTAATAAGGAGAATGTAATGGTTTGCCCCCAATGTGGCTATTCTGAAGGAAATCATGTTTCTAAAAAGTTATCTGATAAAGAATATTTCTTAGAGATTTGGACACCAACAATAGGCGAAGAAGAAGCGCTTAAATCATGGGAAGAAAAGCAAAAAGCCCCACGTCAAATGACGCACATGGTTCAATCTGACATTGCTGGCTATGTAAGCCAAGTAGATGGCTCTTGGATTGACAGCCGTTCTAAGCATAGAAATCACCTAAAACAGCACAGAATGATTGAATTAGGAAATGACGTTCCTACGGCCCATAAACCTATTGAATTTGACCGTAAGACCAATGAAAAAAGAAAGCAGCAAATCGCAGAGTTAGCTTACGCAAAACTCAATTATAGATAATCCGATAACTTGGAGATTAAAATGTCAGAAGAAAAACTTGATAGACGTGATGCACTAGAAGCAGCTATGGAGGCAGCAGAAAATGACGCACCAGCCCTGGAAAGAAAAGAAGCTAGTGAAGTCGATCATGCCCAGGAGTCCGCTAAAGATGAAGTTAGCGAGGCAGATCACGAAGAATCTACCGAGATTTCTGCGGAATCTGAATCTGAGGTTGCGAATGAGGAGCAGGAGGCAGCAGAAGAAGCCAAGCCTATAACTCGCCCAAGCACTTGGAAGAAAGAATATGTCCAAATTTGGGACAAAATGGAAGCCGGAGAACAGATTTCCAAAGATGACTTTGTAAAGTTTGCTGAATATGCTAATCAGCGTGAATCTGAGTACAAAAAAGGCGTTTCTACTTATAAAATGGAAGCCGATTATGCTAAAGATTTGCGTGATGCTATAGCCCCATTTGAAAATGAGCTACAAAAGCGCAATTTGCAAGCACCACAATACATAGCTGCATTGGCTAAAGCTGACCAAGTTTTAACCCATGCACCTTATGAGCAAAAAGTTCAACTATTTCAGCAACTTGCACAAAGTTATGGTATAAACTTAAATAATGGTCAGTCTGCTCCTGTTGATGCTTACCAACAACAATTGATGAATCAGTTGTATAGGGTAAACCAGGATGTCAGTCAGATAAAAAGCCGTTACGAGCAAGAAGAAACGCAACGGTTGCAAGGTGAGATTCAGAAGTTTAGTAGTGATGTGGAGCATTACCCACATTTTGAATTGGTTAGGGAAGAAATGGCTCAATTACTTGAGCGAGGACAAGCCCAAGACCTTAAGACTGCTTATACGAAAGCGATTCGCTTAAATGATGAAGTTTGGGCAAAAGAACAAGATCGACTCTTGTCCGATGCCAGAAAACAAGCATCTAAAGCAACGCAAGTAGCAAAAGCTAAGGCTGCTGCTGTAAGCCCACGATCAGTTACTCCTAACGGTCAGGTAAACGCAACAGACAAAAAGGACAGACGGTCAATACTTGCCGATCAAATCGGACAATCAATGACTGGTCGGGTGTAATTCGTTCATTTTGAACACATTTTTTAAGGATAAATATCATGGCATTTGCTAACTCAGCAATCACCGATATTATCGCTACCACGATTCAAAGTCGTAGCGGTGAATTGGCTGACAACTTAACACAAAACAACGCAATCCTACAAAGATTGAACTCTAAAGGTAATGTACGCAGTTTCTCAGGCGGTAACGTAATTCTTGAAGAAATCATGTACAACGATCCAAATACTAATAACGCTAATTCTTATAGCGGTTACGAAGTATTGAACATTTCTCCAGATAGCCCTATTTCTGCTGCTCAGTACAAGATTTCACAGTACGCTGACTCAGTAACTATGTCTGGTCTAGAAATGTTGCAAAACAGCTCTAAAGAAGCAATCATTGACCTTTTAGATGGTCGTATGCAAGTTTCTGAAGCTCGTTTGCTTAACCGTATTTCTGGTGACTTGTACCTTGACGGTACTGGTAACGGTGGTAAGAACTTGGATGGTTTGGCTGCTGCTGTTTCAGCTACTCCTACTACAGGTACTTATGGTGGTATTAACCGTGCTAACTGGACTTTCTGGCAGAACGTAGCTACAACTGGTACAACTATTACTAGCTCAAACATTTTGGCTAAAATGACTTCTACAGCTATTCAATTAGTTCGTGGAACAGATAAAGCTGACTTGATTGTTGCTGATAATAACTTCTACTCTTTGTATGTTCAGTCTTTGCAAGCTATCCAACGTATCGCTTCTGAAGAAGCCGGTGCTGCTGGTTTTGCTTCATTGAAGTTCTATGGTGGTGGTACATCTGCTGATGTGGTACTAGGTGGTGGTTATGGCTCACAAGCTCCTGCAAATACTATGTATTTCTTGAACACCAACTACATCTTCTTCCGCCCTCACAAAGAGCGTAATTTTGTACCTATTGGTGGTGAGCGTCAGTCTATTAACCAAGACGCTATTGTTAAGCTGTATGGCTGGGCTGGTAACTTGACAACAAGTAACTCATTCCTCCAAGGCATCTTGACTAACTAATTGATAAGTAAAGGAAAATTATCATGGCATATACAATTACCCCACTAGCTGGGATTGACTTAAGCGATACACAAACTGTTGCAGAACAAGCTACTACAAGTGGTTTGGTAACATTTGGCCCATTAGGTGCAGAAGTATTTGCATCTGATGGTAAGCGTTATGTTTGGGCTAAAGCTGGCTCAACCATTGCTGCTTCTACTGCAACTTGCTCTATTAACACTACGACTTTCGTAGCAACTGGCGGTGCTGGTACTTATGCTGGCCCATCAGTAGCTATGGCTTCTGGTGATTATGGCTGGTTTGGTGCAGCTTCTGTTTAATAGGTTATCCCTTTTAAATTGAAAATGTAGTAAAACTGGGACTTCCTCACAAGGGGAGTCCCTTTTCTTTTAACCGTAGTACCTAAACCACTTTAGGAGAATTAAATGGCTATCGAATCTGATGTTGGACACCCAGATGCAAGACTTCATGTCACTTTTTACAAAAGAGCATTAGAAATCAAAGACGAAACGGCTGCCCAAGGCAGACCAATCTTCAAAGAGTACGATTTTGTAAAGATTTTAGTTCCAGGCGATGCTTTAAATGAGATTGACACCATTGCAAGAGAGGGCCATAAAGAGCGTTTTCCACGCCAATGGGCTGCTTATATCAATAAAGTAGGTACAGATGAAGGTTTTATTGGCACTCCTTTGTCCCAATGGCCTTTAATTAGCATTTCTCAAGCTGAAGAACTCAAAGGCATTAAATTTCACACAGTAGAATCTATTGCTCATAGCTCAGATGCCCAATTACAGAAGATTGGCATGATCGCTGGTATGTCCCCCCATACTTTCCGTGATAAAGCCAAAGCTTTCCTTAATTTAGCTAATGAATCTGCTGAAATTTCCAAGCGTGAGGAAGAAGTTGCACAGCTAAAGGAAGAAAATGCTAAAATTAGGGCAGAAACTGATGCGAAGCTGGCTCAAATGCAAGACCAAATGACAGCGATACTTGCGGCAGTTGGTGAGAAGAAACCCAAAACTCGTAAACCAAAAGTCGTAGAGGAAGCCTAATATGTCATCAACCATGCTCCAGCTTGTACAGCAAGTTACAGGTGAACTTAACCTTAACGTGCCAAGCGTAGTCGTTGGTAATCAATCGCAAGACGTACAACAGATTTTAGCTCTGATGAACGCTGCTGGTTACGAATTGACTAAGGAGCATGATTGGCAGGCTCTTGAAAAAGAGTATCGTTTCTATACTCAGTATTTGAATACTACAGGCACAACCACTAATGGCGGTTATACCATTAGTAACGTAACCTCCACTAGCGGTACTGTGGCTGTATCAGCATTAGATTCAACATATTCCGTAACAGGCTATAACGTACCCCAAGATACTTATGTAACTGGCGTATCGGGTACTGATGTAACAGTAGGTCAAAAACTTAGCGGTGCTGGTAATGGAGCTATTTTGTTTGCAAAGACAGAATATGACCTTCCTGCTGATTTTGAAACTATTACAGACAATACCCATTGGGACAAAACTAAGCATTGGCAAATGTTAGGGCCAGAAGATGCTCAACAATGGCAATGGTTAAAGTCTGGTTATATTTCAACAGGGCCTCGTGTCCGGTGGCGTATTTTGGGCGGTCAATTCCAAATATGGACTCCAATGAATACCCAAGAGTATTTAGGCTTTGAATACCGTTCTAAAGGATGGGCTGAATCTGCTTCAGGTCAAGTAAAAAATAGCTTTACTGCTGACTCAGATACTACATTCTTTGATGATCGTGTTATGGTTTTGTATACAAAACTTAAATACTTCCAAATTAAATCATTTGATACTACTGCGCTACAACAAGATTATTCAAGATATTTGATGATTGCCAAAGCTAACGATAAAGGCTCTGCTACCCTATCGTTTGCCCCATATCCAACCAAGGTGCTTATTGGCTACGCTAATATCCCTGATACTGGTTATGGTACTTAATCATGGCAGTAGCAAAGAAGTTTACTGCTAAGACTTCCTCTTTGCCATCACCTATTGGTGGATGGAACGCTAGAGATTCGTTAGCAGAAATGGCTGCTACAGACGCAGTAACGCTAACTAACTGGTTTCCTACTCCTACTGACGTAACCCTTAGAAAAGGTTATACAAAGTATTCCACAGGCATTACAGGTGATGTTAATAGTTTAATGAACTATGCTGGGCCATCAAGTCAAACCTTATTTGCTGCTGCTGGATCAAACATTTATAACTGTAATACTTCTACAGCATCTGTAGTTGCTTCAGGGCTTACAAACTCTAAATTTCAGCACGTTAATATCACTACGCCAGGCGGAAGCTTTCTTGTAGCTTGTAATGGTGCTGATGCCGTACAAATTTATGATGGTACTAATTGGTTTAAAGTAGCCACGACTACTACAGCTCAGACCATTAGTTCTATTACCAATTCAACTACTACTGCAACACTTACAACAGCTTCTGCACATGGTTTAGTAACGGGTAATAGAGTTACTATTTCAGGTGCTACAGCAGCCGCTTATAACGGCACTTTTGTTATTACAGTAACTGGAACTACAACCTTTACATACACAATGTTAAGCAATCCTGGCGGATCTGCTTCTGTAGTAGGTACATATTCAGTTATTGGTATTACTGGCGTAAACAGTAACACATTTGTTAATGTGAATTTGTTTAAAAATAGACTGTATTTCACTCAAATTAATACCCTTAAATGCTGGTATTTAGATGTTAATTCTATTGGTGGTGCTGCCAATCCGCTTGATTTTGGTTCTATTGCTCGTAATGGTGGCTTTTTGCAAGCCATGGGTACATGGACACTTGATGCTGGTCAAGGTGCTGACGATTACGCAGTATTTGTAACCAATATGGGCGAAGTTATCGTTTATAACGGTACAGATCCTACTAGTTCAACTACATGGGCTTTAAAAGGCGTTTGGCAACTAGGTCAAACCTTTAATCGTAGATGCTTCTTTAAATGGTCTGGGGATCTTTTATTACTTACTCAAGACGGTCTTGTGCCTTTGGCTTCTGCATTGCAATCTAGCCGTTTAGATCCTAGGGTAAACCTTACAGATAAGATTTACTTTGCTGTTTCTTTAGCAGCATCTAATTATTATGATAATTTTGGCTGGCAAGTTAATTACTTTGCTGCTGAAAATATGCTCATTTTGAACATTCCAATTAGTGGTGGAACACAGCAATATGTAATGCACACCATTACAAAATCATGGGCTAACTTTACCGGCATTAATGCCAATTGCTTTGAAACATCAGGCAAAGCAGGTATGTATTTTGGTTCAAATGGCTTTGTAGGCAAGTTTTATGATGGTTTATCTGACGCTGGCAATAACATTACTGCCACATCTCAGCAAGCATATAGCTATTTTGATACACCAGGACAGTTAAAACGCTACACAATGGTTCGCCCTATTCTTCAGTCTAGCGGTGGTATTCCAGGCGTTTTAGTAGGTCTAAGCGTGGATTTTGACACCGTAAGCCAATTAGGAGCTGTTTCGTTCAATCCAGGCAATGCTAGTACAGGTAGCTGGGATTCTGCCGTATGGGATACGGCTGTATGGGCTGGTGGCCTAGTTACTACAAAAATATGGCAAGGTGTTACAGGCATTGGATTTGCAGCATCTATTAACCTTAATGTTGCATCGCAAAACATTGAATTGCATTGGGCATCAACCGATTATGTAATGGAAGCAGGTGGTGTTCTTTGATTGTTTTTGATAATCAAGAATATCTATTTGAATGGGCTAGTAAAAGGTTAGATTTACCGTCACAGGCGGCATATTGTATTGGTAACGTAATAGATGATGAACTTAGGGCTGTAGTGGTTTATTGTGGTTTGGCTGGTAAATCGTGCCAAATCCATATAGCTTCTGAGGGAAGTCATTGGATGAGTAAAGATTTATTATGGGTGGCTTTTGATTACCCTTTTAATAAATTGGGACTAAAGGTTATAATAGGCACAATTGCAGGGAATAATGAAAAATCCCTTAGATTGAGCCGACACCTTGGTTTCCAAGAAATAGCAACAATCCCTGACGCACATGACGAAGGGGATTTAGTGATTTTTGGGATGCGACCTGAGTTTTGTAAATACTTAAAACTTAACGCATCATTAAAGAAACAATTAGGAGTTTGACATGGGTGCAGGCAACAACGTATTTAACGGAGCAGTAAACAACGCAGGAGCGCAATTTGCTGGCTCATCTGATCCTTATGTTAAGGCAGCTTTAGCCACTACTTCTGGCAATATTGCCGGAGCGCAACAAGCAACTGCTGCTAACCGTGTAAATCAAAATACCCCTTATGCAAGCCTTAATTACCAGCAAACAGGTACAGATGCTTATGGCAATCCTATTTGGTCAGCTAATCAATCATTAAACCCACAATTTCAAGGTTCATTAAATAACTTATCGCAAAATGTAGCACAAACTACACAAAATGCATTTAATCCTACTAATTTACCAAGCACAGGTATTAACCCTGGCGAATCATATTCTGATGCAATTATGCGTAGATTGCAGCCACAGATGGCTCAGTCTAAGGAAATGAATGATGCACAATTGGCTAATCAAGGTATTGTTCCTGGCACACAAGCTTATGACAATGCAATGCGTACCTTTAATCAACAACAAAATGACTTGCTTACAAGCGCTCAAATTGGTGGTATTGGTGTAGGTACAACAGCTAATCAACAAGCATTTAACCAACAATTACAGACATATAACAACCCATTACAACAATTGGGTGCGTTCCAATCTGCAACAACTCCTGGTTACATTACTCCTTATAACCAAGCTGCTGTATCTGGCCCTGATGTATTGGGTGCTACAGCTACTTCTAATGCTGCTGCACTTGCACAACAAAATGCTAATTTAGCTCGTACTACCGGCACACAATCTGGTTTATATAATTTAGGGTCTAGCTATTTATTAGGTGGTGGCGGAACACAACTTGCCAATGGATTAAGTGGTTTAGCCTCATATTTGGGCGGTTAATTCAATATGTCTATTGATTCCCTATATCAACAATATTTGGGTCGTGGTGTAGATCCTTCTGGCGCTGCAACATACGCTGGATGGAGCGATCAGGATATTCAAAATGCCATTATGGGCAGCCCTGAATATGCTCAACATCAACAACAATCAGCTCCACAACAACAGCAACAACCACAGCAACCACAACAACAATCTGGCGGTGGTGCTGATATTAATTCTATTTATCAACAGTATTTAGGGCGTGGCGTAGATCCAAGTGGCGCTGCTACTTATGCTGGCTGGAATCCTCAAGATATTATTAATGCTATCAAAGGCAGTCCTGAGTATGCACAATCTCATGGTGGCGGTGGTAGCAATGGAGTTCAAGCCCCTCCTGGCGCAAATCCACAAGATTTAGCTAATCAAGTTTTTTCAGCTTATAAAACTAATTCAAATTACGATCAACAACTAAACGAATTAAATAGTTTGGCAAATACTGATCCTGCTGCTTACTATAAAGCTAGGATTGGTTTGATTGGTAATATGATGGGTTGGCAATCAGGTCAAAATACAGGCGATAGAAATACTGTATATCAGAATGAACTTAATAGTTATTTGCCAGGCGCTAAAGCAGCAGGACTTTCTGATGCTGAAATTAATGCTTTAATTACTCAAAATTCAGCTTCTGCAAATCAACAAAACCAACAAAGAATTGCACAAGATGCAGCTAAAGGTAATGGCTGGGTAAATCAAAATATACCAGGTGGATGGGGTACTGTTGCTGGAGCAGCAGCTCTTGGTCTTGGTGGCGCTGGAGCATTAGGATTGCTTGGAGAAGGGGCTGCATTAGGCGCTGAAGGCGCTGGCGCAGTAACTCAAGCATTGCCTTATACATCTTCTTTTGATGCTGCTAATCTATTTGCAAATGGAATTACGGATTCAGCTCAATTAGGTGACATTTTGGCATCTACTGGAATTGATCCATTTTTAGCTGCTGATATGGGCAACTTAGCTTCCCAAGGATTAAGTGCAGATCAAATTTCACAGATATTAGGCTATTCATATACTCCTGCGGAATTAGCTGGAACTGGCATTGATGCTTTAGGAACTGCCGCAGGCGGTAATGCTCTTGCTGATTTATTAAAAAACGCTAAATCCGTTATAGGTTCTAGCGCACCTTTAATGAAAGCTTTAGGAAAAACTGGTGGCGCTTCTGCACTTGCCGGTGCTTTAAAAAATCCAACAGGTACAACTGGTGGTACAGCATCAAATGGAATTGGAGCAACTTTTGCACAAGCTAAAGGTAACCAAAATCCATTTAACTTTGGCGCACAAACCCCAGTAGCATCTGCACCACAAACAAAAGGCGATCCTTTTGCAGCATTAAACGTACAACAAATGACTCCGCAGCAACAATATAATCCGTTGGCTGCTTTATTAAAAGAAGGAATATATCGTGGCTGAACCATTTTTAACTGATGCAGCAATTATGGGTTCTTCTCCTGAAGCATCTGATATTCAACGTCAGCGTAAATTAGCTGATCTTTTGACTGCTAATGCGTTTAATCAGCCACAAGGTCAAATGATTTCAGGTCATTATGTTCCGCCTTCGTGGACTCAACAATTAGCTCCATTGGTTAGTGGCTTGTCAGGATCTATGCTTGGTTCAAATATTGATAAAAAACAAGAAGCTTTGGCTCAACAATTGCGTGGTAAACAAGAAGCTGAAATTGAAAAATATGCGTCATTACAAAATGATCCAGCCTCACAATTACGTTTTGGAATGTCTGCAACTAATCCATTGTTAAAAGATTTAGTTAAAAAACGTTTAGAAGGAACTAAATTAGCAAAAGAAGAAACTCTTTTTAGAGAAAATATTGGCGGACAAAATACAACACTTGAAGGTAAACCTGATCTTCCAGAAGCAATCAAATATGCCATCAGCATTGGTCAATTGCCACAAGATCCTAGAACATGGACAGCTCAACAAGCAGCATTAGCTGAACAAATTAATATTAGAAAAGCAAACGCATCAGCAAATAAATTTGATTTTTCTAATATGCTTGGTAAAGGTAATATTGGTGAAATTAGTCCAATGCTTAAAGAATCAAAGACTGGCGCTTATGAAGCAATAGATAAAGCTGATGCAGCAAACAAAATATTAATTGCTTTAAATTCTGGAAATGCCATTACAGGTCCTGCTGCAAATCAAAGAATTGCTCTTAATCAAGTTGGAACAATGCTTGGTGTAACTGGATCAGATAATGATAAAGCTGTTAAAAGTCGTGAAATTATCCAAGGTCTTGCACAATTAACTTTGGCAGGAAGAAAAGGCATGAAAGGTCAAGGCGCTATGGATAAGATGGAAGGCGAATTAGCTAATCAAGTTATGTCAGGAAAAATTGATCTTACCCCAGCAGAACTTGCAATGTTAGCTAATGGTGCTAAAAAATCTGCTAAAAATCAATACAAACAGCACGAAAATATGATGCAAGCATTGCGTCAAGATGAACCACGTTCTGCTAAGTATTTTGAAGTTCCCGTAAATCCAGATATTTTTGAACCAATGACAGCAAAAGCACCAACAGGCACGTCACAAACCGTCAATGATGCATTAAGCATTATTCGTGGAAATAAACCTGGAGCGCAATAATGGCTGGAGAATCAGAAGAATTAGCTTCATGGATTGTAAAAAATCCACAACTTAAAGGCACTCCGGAATTTGCTACGGTTGCTAAAGCTTTAGAGGAAACGCTTGCATCTGAAAAGCTTTCATCTGGCGGTGGTGAATATGCCAACGAAAGTATTTTGTATCCAAAAGAAGAAGTTGGTGTTGGAAGAAAGCTTTTACAAAGCGGTATAAAAGGTGTTGCTGGTCTTGCTGATTTAGTAGTAGGAGCGCCTGAAAATTATAAAAAGCTTGGGCAATATATTACAACTCCTGGTATGCCAGTTCCACAACCTGCTGCTCCAATACAAACTGCTTTAACTCAAAAAGGTATATTAAAGCCTGAAGCTGAATTTAATACTCCTATTGGTCGTGTTGCTGACTTTACAGCTCAATTAGCCACAAGTGGTGGAATTAATCCTGTATCAGCAGCTCGTTCTTTTACTACAAAACCTTTATTACAGGGCAGCAAAGATTTAGCTAGGCAAATGGCTATTACTGGAACACAAGGTTTAGTTGGTGGAAGCACATCAGAAACATTAAAAAGCGCAGGAATTGAAAGTCCTGTTGCTCAATTTTTAGCTACTGGTGGCGCTATGGGAGCTGCTGGAACTCCTTTTGCGTTGCGTCATACTGCTGCTAGTGTTGCAAATCAAGCAACAAATAAAGTTACAAATGCACAATTAGCGGAAGCAGAAAAATTAGTAAAACAATCTTATGATTTAGGCGCACCAATTACAGGAGCAGAAGCTTTAGCTAAAGTAACAGGCGCAAGCCCATTAACTAGCGTACAACGTATTGTAGAAAATTCTCCGCAAAGCTCTGAAAAAATGGCTACTTTTATGGCTCAACGCCCACAAGCAAATGAGCAAATGATTGCTAATGCTTTGCGTCAAATTAGCCCAAATCAACCTACTTCAACAACTCCATTGGCTTTGCAAAAAGCAGGTGAAAATTTAATTAGTGGAGCTGAAAAAAGTTTAACTGAAAATGTTAAACCATTGTACGAAAAAGCTGGTCGTGTAAACGTATATCCAGCGCCTGCTGTTTTAGGAAATCCAAGAATACAAGATGCAATAGATGAAGTTACTAAAACTGCAAAATATGGCGTTAAAGGTATGCCTGCAACTTCATTTGAAACATTAATTGCAGCTAAAAAATACTTAAATGATGAGTATGCAACTCAAATGAGTGCTGCTACAGGACTTAAAAAAGGTGCTGCTGGCGTTACTCAATCTGCTTTAGATGAATTAAATACCTATCTAAAAGAACAATCACCTGAATATAAAAAAGGTGCTTATAACTATGAGGTTGCTCAAAAAACTCAATTACAACCATTGCGTGAAGGTTTAGTTGGAAGAATAGCTGAAGGTGAAAAAGCATCTCAAGTATTAATGCCTCAAAAGCCTGAAGCGCTTTATCCTGCTGATATTAAACGTGCTGCTGAATTATTGCGTAGAAAAGATCCAAAAGCATTGCCAGATTGGACAAGTCAAAATCTTGAAACTGTATTTAATGAAACTGCTCAAAATACTCAAGCTGGCCCAAATCAATTTGGTGGGGCTAAATTTGCGTCTACATTGCGAGGCAATAAACAACAATCTGAAAATCTTAAAACATTATTAACAGAATCAGCAGGTATGCAAGCTTATCAAGGATTTAATAAAGTTTTAGATGTACTTGAAGCTCAAGGAACTCGTCAAGGTGGCGGATCTATGACTTCATTTAATCAGCAATTTCAAAAAGAACTTTCAGAAGGTGGCCCATTGGCTGCTGCAAAATTAGTATTTAAACCGACAGAAGTTGCCACAAAATATGAAGAATGGCAATTAGGTAAAAATACCAATAAACTAGCGCAAATGCTTACAAATCCAGATTCAATTGCTCAATTAAAAGAGTTGGCAAGAACAGCTCCTGATTCAGCAAAAGCAAAAGTTTTAGTTAATTCAATACTTGGTGGCTATATATCTACTAAGCCAGAAGTATTACAGGAGAATAAATAATGTCACGCAATGGTTCAGGTACATATTCACTACCAAGTGGAAACCCAGTTGTTTCAGGCACAACTATTACATCAACATGGGCTAATACAACCCTAAATGATATGGCTAATGCCCTTACCGGATCTTTAGCTAGTGATGGTCAAACTCCTTTAACTGGTAGTTTAAATGCTGGCGGCAATCAAATTACCAATGCTGGCGATCCTACTACAGCACAAGCAGTAGCTACTAAAAACTATGTTGATGTGGCTGTTAGTGGCATTGGAAGCACTTATTTAACTAAGGCAAACAATTTATCTGATGTAGCAAGCGCTACAACATCTCGTGCAAACTTGGTAGCAGCTAAAAGTGGTTCAAACTCAGATATTACCAATTTAACAGCTCTTGTTAATGCTTCTATTTCAGGTAGCGCAACTGCATCAGCTTTGACTACCCCTAATATTGTTGAGCCTGTAACTGTAAACGCTTCAGCGCCTACATCTACAACAACTTATGATGTTGCAACACAATCTGTTGTTTATTACACATCTAATAACACAACAAACTTTACGCTTAATATTCGTGGTTCTAGCTCTACATCATTAAATACATTGTTGGCTACAGGACAATCCGTAACATTGACTTTGATGGTTACTAATGGAACTACTGCTTATTATCCAAATACCATTCAAATTGATGGCACAACTGTAACTGTTAAATGGCAAAATGCTACAGCTATTTCTGCTGGCAACCCTAGCTGCATAGACGTATATTGTTTTGCTGTTATTAAAACTGGATCTGCCGCTTATACCGTAATCGGCTCACAAAGTAAGTTCGCATAATGCCTATTATTGCTATTGTTGGCGCTGCTTCAGGCGCTTCTTTTGGTTTATGTAATGGGTCTAATAGCCCTACTAATACTGTTGCGCCTGTAGTTAGCGGAACTGCATCTACTGGAAGCACATTATCCTGTACAACAGGTACATGGGTAAATAGTCCTACTAGCTATTCATATCAATGGCAACGTAACAATACTACCAATATTGGTGGTGCAACATCTAGCACATACTTGTTAGTGTCAGGTGATGTAGGATCAACCATTAATTGCCGTGTAACAGCTACAAATGCTTTTGGTAGTTCTACAGCCAATTCCAATTCTACAAGTACTGTTGTTGTAGGCAATTACACAGCAACTTATTTATTAGTTGGAGGCGGTGGCGGTGGTAGTGGTTCAGGATCTGGATTTTCTGGTGGCAATGGCGGAGGCGCATCCGGAGGATCGGGCGGAAATGGCAACAATGGAACTAATGGTCTTGGAGGCGGTGGTGGTGGAGCTAGTTCAGGCGGCATATTTAATGGCGGATCAGGAGGCTCTGGTTGCGTAATTATTCGTGTACCAACTGCTCGTTATTCTGGTACATATAGTGGTTCTGCAACCGTTACAACAGTAAGTACGGATACAGTTTTAAAATGGACAAGTGGCTCATGGAGCTACACAGCTTAAAGGAAAATTATGTTTATTGTTACTTGGTTATTTGACAAAATTGGTTATATGCCAAAGGTTACTGTAGATACTTCATGGCCTTTTCCTGCTGTACATAAACCTAATAAAGCTCATGAATTTGAAGTTCCTCCGAAGGC